GTGTATTATACAGTCCTGCTAAACCTTCCGCTCTACCTCTTTGAGCAGCTAGGTTTTCTCCTAGTCCTGTCATACCGGCTTCAGCTAAGTAACCAGCACCTTGACGTTGACCTGTGCCCGCAATGTCAGCCAAGCTGATAGCAGGTGTTAAGGAACCAAGTAGCTGTTGCTCAGGCATGTACTGTAGACCTAAAGCAGACTGTATGTTACTTAACTGTCCCTGCTGTAGACCACTAGGTAGGAAGGATGCCTGTGAGCCTAGACCAAACATACCAGTAGCAGCAGCTAAATCACTAGCTCTCTGTTGTTCAGCTTGGTTAATGGACATAAGGGAAGCTTGATTCATAGCCTCAGCCCTAGCTTTTTCCATAGCAAACTGTTCAGGGGAACCACCAAACTGTGCTGTACGCAATCCTGTACGCCCTTGTGAAGCTAACTGCTCATTCAAAGCTAACTGTTGACGCTGTTCTTCAGGCATCTGTGTAGCTCTAATGCGGTCATACACATCTTGCTCTCTACCCGCAATACCGCCTTGAGCTTGCTGTAGAAGCCCCTGTACGCCTCCTAGAGCTTGACCCTGGATACCTGATACATCAGGAGCACCAACACCAAAACCACCTGTTAAACCTCCTGTAATGCCTGCTAACTGGCCTTGTAAAGCCTGTTGCTCTGGAGATAGCGTAGTAGTGTAACCGCCAGTAGGGCCAGTCTGTACACCACCAAACCCTGTACTGATAGAGAAAGGCTTAAAAGCTGTATCTGCTTGTGCTCTTTCACCTATAGCTAAACCTTCAGTCTGAGCAGTTTTACCTATACCTCTAAGTTCATTAAGCGCGTCTATACCTAAACCAGTTTGTAAAACACTGCCACCGGGACCGCTTAAAAAGTCACTTAGTAAACCTCCTAAGTTACCCGCGCTTACTGTTGTTGCTTCTGCCATTGTTCTATATTCCTATTGTCGTTGTAATTACTGTTGCGGCTGCTGTCACTACAACAGTAATAACAAGCCAAGCAAGGCGTTCCCATCTCTTAGAATGTGCTATAGCCATTTCTCTAAGATGCCTGAGTTCAGCAGTAGCCTCACCCCAGCGTTCACCACATTCTTTCTCATGTTGTGCTATGCGTTCTAATGCTTCCATAGCTAACTCTAGTTGAGTGCCTTGCTCCATTCTCATCAATCCTTAGCCTTACCAATGTTCAATGCAATAATGTCAAGCCACTTGTATGCCTTGGACACTAGGTCATCGTCCTTCTTGGTAGGTGTAACTGCTGCTATAGCGGATGCTAAGGCTACTAGAGCAGTTGCTATGTTAAATGCGTCTAATATGTAGTTCATTACCAAGGTACTCCAGCACCAGTAGTAGGTGTGATCTGTAGGTCTATATCAGCCTGTAGAGATGCTTCAATAGCCTCTTGGTCTACGCCATTAGCCCAGCACCAGCCTAATACTTCAGCCTCTGTAACGCTGTCGTAAGGCGTGTAATCACCAGACTCAGGGTCAGGGGTGAAGCCACAGGTGCCATAGCTAGAGGCTGTGTATTCACCGTCTACTGCTGTTACGCGCCAGTGTGCTGTGGTGATGCCACCGTCAGATAGTTCTCTGTCGCATTGTGAAATTGTCCATGTGTTTGTAGCGGTCATTAGTTGTTCTCCAGTGTTTCAATTCTTTGAGTTAAGGCTTCAATGGTGGCTTGTTGTTCTTGGATGGCTTTGACTAAAACAGGGATTAAAGTATCTTTGCTCACGCCTAAACTCTTGTTTGCCTTTTCCTGTGGCGTATCAGAATCTAAGTATTCAACCTCAGTGCCTGTTACTGCTTCAGGAACAACAGCTTGTAGTTCTTGCGCTACAAAGCCAATGGTTTCAACACCACTAGATTTGAATTTGAAAGCCCGTGGCTGAATCGCCATTACAGCATCTAACCCATAAGGCACATCCACTATGTTCTCTTTCAATCTTCTGTCTGAAGCGAAACCCCAAGAGGTCATGCTTTGCCCAACATAGGCATAATGGGTAAAGTCAGCGTCTGTTATGTAAAAAAAGTTTTGGTCGGTAGCTATTCCCCAATATTTCACATTGGATGAGTTGTTGAAAAATAGATTTGATGTGCTGGCTACTGATGTACCCACCAGACCAAGAGCGCCTTTGATAGTAGTCGTTGAATTAGGGGCTGCTGTCGTAGTCCCCACCAACAGGTTGCCACTGGAGTCTATGCGCATGGCTTCACCGCCAGACGTATCAAAAGTTAGTAAATCTGTTGCGGCGGAAAACGTTGTGCTTCCTGCTGTTGCAAATAACGAAGCTCTAAGTGTACCCGCACTTTCTAAATCAAGACGACCATATGTTGAACCGTTAATTGTTAATGTGGTTTGACTTGAATAACTATTTGGACTGCTAGTACCAATACCCACATTCTCAGAGCTATCAATAGTTATAGCAGTAGTAGTGGAGTTATCCACAATGCCTGTGCTCAGTAAACCTCTGCTTACTTTAGTTAAAGCCATGCTTAGACTCCTTGAGCAGCTTGTGCAGCATTGTAAGCCGCAATAGCCTCTGTGGTATGGAATGTATTACACATGGCCTGAACCTCTGTGGATTCACCAGACCAATCGTCCGTTGGGCCTACTGTGTGACGATGAAATGATCTAGAAATTTCTACATCATCTCTGCTGATTACTGTAGCTGTACGGACTTGGATGACTTTCCAGCCTCCGCAATCCACTACTTCAATTTTATCTTGTACTGTTGCTTCTGATAGTGCCATGTTTATCTCCTGTTGGTATGGACTGTCTGACCCTAAAATCCACTAGGGTTATAAATTTGTAAAATATGTGATGCTAAAGGCAAAGTTTCCAGCAGCAACTTGAAATGGTGTTGCATTGCTTGCTGCACCTGCATAGTACATTGCTATTGAGGTAGAGTTTGAGGTTAGTCTTCCGTAGACCGCATAACCGTCTGTTGCGTCTTCTCTGCCAATCCCTACACTTTTAGTATTAGGAGTGCTTGTAAAAGGTAACCCACTAATTGTTAAAGTGCCTGAAGCCCCTGAAAAATCAACTTGGAAATAAGCCGTAACAACATTTCCAATCTTGGTGTACTTCTCATTTACAACGCTTAAGGTTCCAGTGCCAGTTGCTGTAGCGTTAAATGTGCCTTCCTCATAGTCATCCAGCTTATTAGCCGCAGCAGTACCGCCAAGGTATGCACCGCCTGACAGGTAGAGGTCTTTGAAGCGGTAATTACTAGCTCCTAAATCAACAGTTGCGTCAGAAATAGTAGGCGTGTTGTCCGTGGGTATGATTACTCCACTGCCAAAATAAAGACCAGCGCCGCCAGTGCCAGTGCCATTAATTGCAAACCGAATGCCGTAGGGTGAAATGTTGCCCACGCCACCAATACCCACATTGCCGCTGGAGTCTATGGTCATGCGTTTTTGATCGCTAGTCCAAAAGGTTATTGGTTTGAAAGAGCCAGTAGAGCCGTATGTTGCTGCCAAACGCCAGTCGCCTGACACTTCACCCAACAATAACTTGGAATCGTCTGATGGATTTTCAAATGACGCGGCGTAGGTATCTGCTTGTTTCAGGTCAAGCTGATAAGACGGCGAACCAGTGCCAATACCCACGCGGTTATTAGTAGCATCTACATACAACGTATTTGTATCAAAGTAAAAGTCACCACTTGCAATCTTCGCTGGGGTTACACTAGCATCAGCAGGTACATTAACAGCGGTAGGCTGTATGGTCATAGCTTCTACAGCAGAACCATTAGGAGGTGCAGTAGAGAATGTTAATGTAGTACCAGAGACACTATAGGTATCTTTGTTCTGATAAACACCGTCTATGTATACTTGAGTATTATTCTCATTTAGAGGATCATTGCTTAATGTGAGCGTAGTATCTGAACCATCACCTGTCATTGTGTCACTGACTAGGTTAGATCCACCACCGCCACCAATGGCTCCCCAAGCGTCTGTATAACCTTCAAACTGCTCTAGTGTGCTGTTGTATCTAAAGTAACCAGCAGAGCCTGTAGGACGCTGTGCAGTAGTACCTGTAGGTACATGAACAGCATCAGTGTTAGATCCAATATCTAAAGAAACTGAAGGAGATGCTTTATTAACACCTACACGCTTGGTAGAAACATCTGCAATTAACAAAGACTCTGCGGCACCTACACCTTCAGATGCTAAAACATTAAAGTCTCCATCTATTACTTGGAGTGACGTTAGGTTACCAACGCTTGTAATGTTAGTCTGTGCAGCAGTAAGTACAGAGCCTGTTAAGTTACCAGCTACGTTACCTGTGACATCACCAGTTAAATCACCAGTGACATTCCCTGTAACATTACCAGTTACATTGCCTGTAAGGTTGCCTGTCACATTACCTGTAAGTGGAGCATTAACAGCAGCAAACGTAGGGCTGTCACCTGTAGCTACACCTTGGTTCAGTGCTTTAACAGCAGTGATATTAGTAAGCTCACTGTCCATCAAAGCACCAGCAGCAGTTACATTAGTTGTATCTGTAACATCTGCACTAGCCTCTATGCCGTCTAACTTAGATTCATCAGCGTCAGTAAAGGCATTAGTGTTTGCATTGGACTCATAGGCAGTCTTAATCTCAGCAGCAGTCTGGTCAGCAGTAGCACCTGACTCTATCCCATCTAGCTTAGTGCCGTCTACAGCTACGTCACGTCCGTCTATGGTGCTATTAGTAGTTAAGGCACCAGATATAACAGGTGTAGTCAAAGTCTTGTTAGAGAGCGTCTGTGTGCCTGTGAGCGTAGTTACAGTACTGTCAATGGCTAGAGTAACACCAGTACCAGAGGCAGTAGAGTCAATACCTGTGCCACCTAAGATACCTAGAGACTCAGAGTCCAAGTCAATGTCAATACTATTGGAGCCATCAGTTACATCAAGATCCTGTGCAGTAACCTGTGAGTCTACATAGGCTTTAACAGACTGCTGTGTAGGTATAAGTACAGCACTGTCTGAGGACATGTTGTCTTCATCTACCCAACCTGTGACACCAATGGTGCCATCGGATAGTGTTTCAAATACAGTAGTACCTGTAAGTGCAGCATTGTTTGCATTTGCTTTAGTGGCTGATGCAGTAGCAATGTTATTGAACTCTGTATCAATCTCTGCGCCTTTAACAATCTTAGCAGCATTACCTGAAGGTAGGGAATCCTTAGCTGCAAAGTTTGTAGTCTTTGTATAATTACTCATTAAATTAGTCTACCTATAATAGCTTCTGTGTTTAGTTCTTGGATTGAGAATGCTTTACCATCTATAGTAGCATCTATACCAATAGTAACTACTTTACCTGAGCCTGTTGTTTTTAACTTCTGGATACCTACGATGATACCAGAGCTATATTCTGATGTTGCTACGTTGTACTCAGATATACCGTACTCTGAGATAAATGTAGTGTCTACTTCAAACAGTTGCTTGTTGTAGCTTTGTGTATAGTCATAACCCCAGTTAGCAACTACTGAGCTACCAGAGCCACCTATAATTGTTAAGTTAATCTCCTTTAACATCTTAACCCTAGATGGGTCATCAAATGCCAATGGCTGTGTGTAGTACTTCATGGTGTACACACCGGAAGTATCTGTATATCCTTCGTACTCTGCTATACCAGTCTTAACACCTAAGTACAAGGTGCCATCACTCTCTGCCCTAGAGGCACACAGGATACCAGTGAAAGGCCATGTAGTTACACGGTTGCTTCCGTCCTCTAGCTTACCTCGCATATCAAAAGCATAGACAAGGTTATTGTTTGGCATGATTAGCAGGTATAGTGCATTCTCTGCACTGTAGACAGACTTAACATTACCTGTTTCAAGTAACTCATTACTTACTACTTCATCTCTGACATTCTTAGATACACTGCCTATAGGATTAGACTTTTCTTGTATCAGTCTACCTAAGCTCATAACACCTGTGTGTGATAAGAACACTAGGTCTGATCCTGTAGACTGCACACTGTCCCTAGCAATGCAGCCTATGTTTGTTATACTGTCCTGTAGTGTCATAGTAGAAGGAGATGAAGCACCAGAGTACAGTAGGATGCTGCGCTTACCAAATATAACTAGAAAGTCATTGAACTCAGCTAAGGCAGTTACTTCATCGTACCCTGTAGGCCAGACAGTAGTTAAGTCTAGTGAGCCTGATGAGCCACCATGCCAGTTAGCTCCTTCAAGTAAGTTAGACCAATAAACAGTATAATTATTATTGACAACATCCGCTGCCCATAGTCTACCAAAGGAAGCTATAACTTCATTACCTGCTGGTGCTGCGTGAGCACTGTCAGACACTGCTATAAGAGTAGTACTGCCTGCAACACTTACTAGGGCTGCATGTCCAGCTTGGAAGAAGTAAATGTCATTGTTAAAGCTGACTATCTTCCAGTTGTTTGCTGTAATAGAGTAACCACCCGGAAGCGTTACTGCTGCTAGGGTAGTAGTACCTGTAAATATGTTATTGTTACCAGCAGAAAATACAATCAGAGTGCCATCTCTTTTAGTGTACTCAAAAATCTGCTCTATGCCATCACTGGTCCCTAAAGGAGTAGCACTTGTAGTAACTACCTTTACACCTTTCCTAGATCCTATGCGTCCAAAGCTGTCAATTACTGCATTCTCTGCTATAGAAGCAAAGGACGCATCTTGACCTACAGGAGCATCCTGAGTATTAAGACCTCTAAATCCTGGAGCACCAATGTATATGTTCTGTCTTTGCTGTGCCATTATTGCACCGTGTAGATAAATTCTTCAGGATTCTTATACGCATCCTGTGCAATAGCATCACTAAGATATTTGTCAGCAATGATAAAATAATCTTGTGTAGAAGTACCACCTGTCTCACCACGTTCTCTAGCAAGTAAAGCTACAGCTTGGTGTATAATAGGCATTGCTGGTAGTACTGTAGTAGAAGCATCAGAAGTTAAATCAGGTTCTCTTGAGCACACATCAAAGCGTAATGAGAATACACCACTAGGCTTAGGGAATACTCTTACTTTAGTATCGTCATTATCATCTACACCACTAAACGTGTAGGAGTCAGGGGTGCCTGTAACCTCACCTGAAATGTAATAAGCATTGCTAAACCAATTAGGTGTTTCATAGTGCATAAAGAAGTTTGAGGTATCATTGATGGCACTGTAGAGCTTAACACGTTCTCCTGCTCCTGTCAAGCTATATTCTGTAATATCTTCTACTGTAGGTACAACTACAGTCTTGCGTAAGGTAGACCAATCATGTGAGTCCTGAACTAAGGTCTTTGCATCATTGATGTAGTCGCCTACCATCTTAGAATAAGTAGTCTGGGTAACCTCAGATACTTCGTCTTCTCTGAGCCTCCTGAGTACATTATTCATTAAACTTAGGTACGTTGTAGCCATTACTGATTATTCCTATATAAATTCTGCATTACGGCTTCAGTAAACAGTTCATCATTGTAGCCTTGCATTAAGTTACCTCTTACTTGATCTTGTGATAAAGCGCCAAAAGAACCTACATTTCTAATTTGATCTGCAACATTAACTGCTCTATCAGAACCTGTTAGCATACCTTGTTGTTGCGGTGCTTGGTAACCCTGTAGAGGTAACACACGTTTTTGTAACTCTGGTGCTTCATATCGTTTAACGTAGTCGCTAAATACTAAGTCAGTTATTCCCCTGCCTCCAAACATTCCTGTTCCTCCACCAGAGCCTGACCCAGAGCCTGTCCCTGAACCGCTGCCAGAGCCGCTACCAGAGCCAGTACCAGTACCTGTGCCAACGCCTGTACCAGTACCTGTTGATGTGCCATCAGTAGCAGTTCCTTCTGTTGATGTGCCATTAGTAGCAGTTCCACTAGAATCAGTAGCTGTTTCATCAGCAGTGGTTGTAGCTGTACTTTCACTAGCCTGTGCATCAGCAGCAGCCTGTGCATCAGCAGCAGCCTGTGCATCGGCTTGTGCTTGAGCTTCTGCTCTAGCTTGTGCATCAGCAGCCGCTCTTTGTCGTGCAGCTTGTTGTTCTGTTTTTCTAGCGGATTCTCTTTCAGCTATAGCTTGGTCATGTTCAATTTGTGCTTTATTTAAAGCCGCTTGTTCTAAACTGCTTATTTCGTTAAGTTTGGATTTCCAGTACTTTGTTCTAGCACTGCCCATGCCTCTACTTGCTATCCAAGCATTCTTCAGTTTTTGTTCGTAAAACTCTTTATCAGATTTAAAATCAGATCTAATTGCAGCGGTAGTTGCAGCAAGAGCTTCATTTGCAACAGCTATTTGACTTTCTTCATCAGGAGTAAATTCTTCAAGAGTGCTATCTACTGTAATATCAGAAAACTCAGGATCAGTAGGAGAAACTGTAGCAGCAGAATTAGCGGCAGCGGCAGCGGCAGCAGCGGCTGCACTAGAAGAAGCAGCACCGCCGGAAGCAGCAGGAGCAGCTACATCAGGAGTAATTGTAGCGTCTACAGTAGGAGCAGAAACAGCAGCGGCAGAATCAGCAGCACTAGAAGAACCTCCGCCCCCGCCTCCAAGTTGTTGACCAGTAGTAGGTTGAGTAACTACTGGTTCTACAGTTGGGCTTACAGGAGTAACTTCTGAGATTACTTCAGGTATAGGTTGAAAATCTAAATCAGAAAATCTAGGATCTGTAGATACATTTCGTCTTAAAAAGTCATTAACTACAGTGTATTCTCTACCTTCTAATGTTTGACCTACAATACCTCCGTATTCTTCAGACCATTCTTTAGGAACATAGCTAGGATTAAGAGTTTCAACAAAGTTATTTCTTACTCCGTCAAAACCAAAAGCATCTAAACCGGCTTGGTCTGCGTTACCAATTAGATGCCCTTCAAGTAAATCGTCTTTAATTAACCTGTTCATAAAAGAAGTAGCAGCTTTTCTACTAATTCCTTGGTCTTTCATGATTCTTTCTACAGATCTATCTAAAGCGTCATATCTAGCAGTATCAGCGTCTTCTAAAAGTTTAGCTTGAGCTTCTGTGCCATTTTCACTTACATAATCATAAAGATCATCAAAAGATAAACTATTAAAAGCCTCAGCTCCTATAGCCCCTATAACACTAGAAGTAAGAGCTTCAACAGACATACCAGATAATCTAGGGGCTGTTACAAGAACTTCAGATATAAGAGTATTACCGCTGCTTGCAACACTTTCTGCTACATTAGCAACAACATTTCCTGTTGTAGCAGCGTTGTTTGCAGTTTGTTCAGCAGTGGTTGTTGCAAGAGTACCGCTGGGTGAGCCTACTGATGTTTCTACACCTCCAGAAGAAAAGCCACCTGTAATTGCTTCAGAAACACCAGTAGTAAAACCAGCCATTAATGCAGCTAACGCAGGGTCACCTCCTAATATCTGAGCAGTCATTGCGCTTGTAGCCATAGAACTTGCTATTGCTCCCGCAGCGCCTGCTCCTGCTACAGAGGTTCCTATCATAGTACCTAACGGTCCTAAAGCAGCCGCTAACGCTGCTGACTTAAAAATAGAAATACCTATGTCTACAGCAGAAGGGTCTTCTACTTCTAAAGTTCTTATTTCACCAAAACTAAAGGGGTCATAAAGATAAGTAGAACCATCCTTAGTTTGTCTGAAAGGTTTAACATCATACTTAAAGTATAATGATTGAAGCATAGGGTCAGTAGCATAAGCGTCTGCTAAAGCCTCTTGATAAGAAAGCCCTTTAGTAGCCTGTATATAAGGGATCTGTTCTCGTAGGATAGGCTCTACAAGAGAATGGAACTGCTGTAAGTCTGCTTTAGAAGAAGACGTATGAGTAGCTAAGTTACCGCCAAAAGAACCTAATTGTTGAGACTTAGCTTGAACATCGTAGCCGTAGTAATTACTTAAAGCTGCTTGTAGTTCTTGAGGATTGTTAAGATTTTTTATAGAAGCAAAAGCAGACTTAATGGCTTCAGGAGTAACATCTCTTTGTGTTTCTAAGTAAGCAGGAGCATCTCCTACAAAGCTACGATACTCTTGTGCGCTAAGTACGCGGGTACGGCTATAGTCTACTTGACCACCACCTACACCTCCTTCACCACCAATAATATCTATATCAGCCAAGTACCCTGTATCAGAAAATGCTTTTTCAAATGCATTATCATAGTAATCATCTACATTGTCTACATCGTTAATATCAAAATAGTTAGCACCACCGGATAAAGTATCACGGTATTCAAGGAAAGGATTAGCAAAGGAAGAAAAAGACTCAGCCATTATTTACCCCAAGTAGACAAGGTTTTAATACCAAAACTTGCAGCTATAGCACCACCTAGAAAGGCTTTGTAATAATCAGGCATAGTAGACAATACAGTAAATCCTTGTTCAACGTAGGGAACCATAGAAGGTATAAAAGCACCTATCAATGGCAAACTTAAAACTACAGCAAACCATTCATCTTTCCATGAGGTTTGTG